TTGCGGATTTGATTCCGTACATTTCTTCTTCCTCCTTCTGTTCAACCTGTCCGATTGATTCCTTTACTTTTGCCACCTCTTCAGCCTTCTTTACAAGGCCGTCAAGCTTTGTGATTTCCTCTGTCAGAGCCTCACCGCTCTTGATTCCCTCTTCTGTTGTGAGGTCAAGGCTCTTGAGCTCTTCCTTCTTTGCTTCGAGCTGTTCTTTTAAGTTCATTTTTTAGTCCTCCATTGATTTGATAAATGCTTCAATAGTTGCTTTGCGAGACTCAAGATTGCTCTGCTTTGCCTCCTCCGATGCCTCGTTGGGCTTTGCTTCGTCCTTTCCCTCGTCCTCTGTATCATCAACGGTCTCCTTAAGTTTAGCCAGACCGCTCATGGCTTCCTTTAAATGGCTTTCGATCTCTGCCATTGTGTCGAGATCCTTTGCGCTGTTTCGTCTGCCGGACTTAACTTCCGTGTCCTCTGCTGCCTTAATATCTACAACAGTCGCATCGCTATTGGCGGGAACTGTCACACATGAGATTTCAAACAGGTCAAGCTCACGGAGCTCATTTGCTTTTCTTCCGTCCTCAAGCTCGATAGGAGCCCAATCTAACGTATCATAGGCAAAGCTGAAGCTCTTGAGCCTTCCGTCCTTGTAAAGCTCTCTTACTCTCTGGGCTTCCTCTGTGTCATCGAACTTCGCAACGAAGTGCAGACCCTTCTCGTCCTCGTCTGCATCAGCCGTTCCGATGAATGACTTGAGCTGATCCATCTGATGAGCCCAAAGAAGAGGAATACCTTTGCCACCGTTCCAACGGTTCTTTAAGCTGTTCGTGAACGCACCAGAGGCAACGATGTCCCCGTAGCTATCGGGCTCTCTGATCCATGTAGAAGCGTAGCCCTCGATTGAACCGTTACCGTCATCTCTGTACTTAACACCAAACTCTTTGTAATTCATGTTTTTATACCTCCGTGATAATCACACTTGTTGAACAATTACAGCCGCAACTTTCATCGGGGCTTAATGCCGAATCATCCCCCGGCCATCTCGCACCGTTGCTGAATGTGTCATCTATATCAACGCGCTCGCCATTCATACCCGCGTGACTTGCTCGTGCGTTTGCTCCCGTCACCCATTCCTTCTGGATGCGCTTGCGGTAGCCGTGTCTCTTTGCCTGATTGCATGACTCGATCATGCCCCAACCCGCAACACAGGAAGCCAAAGCCGCACCGTAAACCGTAGCATCAAATCCCGCACGCTTTTCCATGACATCAGCGGGAGTCCTGACTTCTTCGTCTTCCTCGGCTTCTTCCTGTTCAGCGATGGCCTTGTCGAGGTCGCGCTTTGTCTTTACGTTTATCGCGTGGGCTCTACCTTCAGCTAATGCCTTGAGGTAGTTGCGAGTGATTTCCGTGATGTACTCCATGCCGAGAATCTTTGCCGTGCTCATTCCGTGAGCATCAGCCACCTGTTCAACTACGGGCTGGAGATCAGCGGCAAGTTCATCATCCCAGCGCTTGCCGTTCCACCATTCACCATCAGCGCCAAGCTTCGGAAGAATTGATTTCGCCTGTCTCTCGAAGAATTTCCGAAGCACCTTCTCGACCGCTTCATCTTCTTCTCTTTCGCTCATGCCCTTAATTCTGACCGCTTCCGACTTCTGCCTCATCTTCACGGGCTCCGTTGTCATCGGCTCTTGTGGTTCCATGTGTGTGTCGGTCGGAGATGCCTGACCGCCCTCAATCACGTTGAGCGGCACGATAAGCTCGTCACCACCCTCAATAGGCGGCAGGTTATAGTCAGCTCTTGCCTCGTTCCTTGTGAGCCAAGGACCACCAACAGAGCTCTGCATGATGCCCGCACGTTCCTCAAATGAGCCTTTGAGCTTTTCCGTCAAATCAAACTCGACATAAGTGTTCGCATCAGCTCCGATCATCGGCAGCAAGAAGTCATTGAACCTCTGCTGAAGCATCTGCAAGTCAGGTCCCAGACATTCGGCATAAAGCGCTCTCGCATTGTCCCTCGCACTCGCATAGGTCTGTGTGCCTGTGTGCCATATAAGCGCGGGATTGATTCTGTAAGCAGCCGCAACAGCTTCACGGGAGAGCTGAATCGACTCCGCCCATTGCTGTTCCTTGAAGCTCGTCTGGAACGGCTTTATCTCCATACCGTCCTCCATCAGAGGAATTGACCCCGCTTTTGCTCCATCGGGTCCCCATGCTTCACGGAAAGCATCAACGAATCTCTTTTTCGTCTCGTTATCCCAAGGCTGTACATCTTTCGGCCTTAAAATCTGCGCGTTAAGTCTTCCCGAGCTATGCCAGAGCTGTTTTCTAAACCTGCCCGCCTCTATCTGCTCTTGCAAAGTCTGTCGGAGCCCTGTTATCGGTGAGAGATAGCCGCCCGGATTGCCCGGAGAATAGGTCTTAAACTGTACGAACTCGCTTTTCGGGATTTCCGTCACGAGGCCGTTAGTTGTTGACACTCTTATTGCGTTAGGACCGTAAACGTTGCCGCCAATCGTCTGCTGTACCCACTCTGACGGGATGATTAAGAGCTGATAGCCCGTGTCATTGTCAGCATCAGGTGTCACCCAGACATAAACACAGCCAAAGACATAATATTCGGTGGCTATTGCACGGATGAACTCAAAGCAGGTCTGATACTCGTTGGGTTTCCAGAGTACCCTTGCCGCGATAGAGTCCCGATCACGCTGTCTGTCCGTCTCTCCGTCTCGCTTGTAGACCTTGAGCGGGAGCTGTGCAATACTGCTCGACAAATAATTGACTACCGCCTGCAAGTTGTCCTGTGTCTGATAGAGTGTTTTTGCGGTATAGTTGAGCACCTGCGTAGGTGCATCCGAGCCAAGTGATATCTGAACCACATTCGGCCTCATAAATTCCCGCAATCTTTCAAAAATCGAAGGCATTTTTCAAATCTCCTTACAACATTTTGCGCTTGATAAAATCTATCCGTTTCTCAACGGCTTCTTTTGCCCACTCGTGAATCAAGCTGTCTTTTTTTCGCATCAGCAGAGCTATTTCCATGTACCAACCGCTCTGATACATCACGCTCTGCTTATTTGTAGTGCATGAGCCCTCTCTCACTAACCACTCAACACAATCCTCTTGCACCGCTGAAGCGGTTTCGCATACATCCATCTGGCAGATATGCTGAAAGCAGTCATCAATCACAAGTCCCAACGGAAACTCCACGCACTTCTCCGTCTTGACCGCCTTGCTCCATGGCATCCCGCCCATGATATCGAGGCATATATCAGCCGGAGTGATATCATCGCTGTATCTATCGTGATGATTTCCGGGCAAGCCCGTGCTCAACCTTGTCTTGATGTAGTTCATCCGTATGACATCGGGCATATCGTGAGCAATCGCGTTGTCATGGATTCGCTGAAAGACCTTATCATCACACAGCACATCGTCATCATCGAGCCATAACGTGTATGCGTCGCCCTTGTAGAACTCCATGCCCTTATTGCGAGCACCTGCGGCATAGCCTTTTGACTCGACTTGCACCGCTTTATCGGGCTTGAGCTTCTTCACGATGTCCCAAGTCTTCCCGTCCGTGCTTAAATCATCGACTATGACCAGATGATAGTCTGTAAAGCTCTGCCGCCTTATGCAATCGACCATCCTCGGAAGGAACTCGCCCCCGTTGAAGGTCGGAATAATGATTCTGAAAAATCTATCTTTCAAACTTGCCTCTTTCTGGTAACACTTTCTCAAAACTGCGGCTCATCATCTCGACCGCTTCATCGTACTTGTCAGCAGGCAAATCCCCTGCATCGTTTATACAGATTATCTGTATGTCTTTTGCCTCAATTAGCCCTCGAATTGTGTCGAGGGTAGAATTTATGCGCTCATATCGAAAAGTGGCTTTAAACGGTCTAAAACTCTTTGTGTATAAGGCAAAGTAATTATAGATATACCCTGTCACGTTCCACGCGTGCCGCTTCGGAGTAACCGTTGGCGGGATCAAGTCACCACAGAGCCGTCCAACTTCTTTCATGTGTTGGACTCTGATGCCCTTCTGACAATGTTGTGGCTTGAGTAAAATCCACGGATCAGTACGCTCAACACCCAGAGCATCGGCAACCATGTCCATACCGTTTCGGCAATTCCGTCTAAACGTGTTCCGATAATGATAATCTGACTCGGAAAAGTTCAGCCGAGGCATATCACCGTCCCAGAAGTCGCCCTCCGTCATCGGTTTCAGCGTAAAAAAGTCATCATTTCCGTAGATGAACCGCTCGGACAGCCCATCAAGCCGCCACAAAAAGGACTCAATCGCGGAACTGCTGAAGGTCGGCAGGTATTCAGCCGGAATGAACTCGTCATGCGTAACAATCCGCACTTTATCCCTGTTTACCCACTCGGGCACTTGTGATTCCGTGCTTACAATCAGCACAATACGGTCTATAAACGGCATATTTGCCGAAATTCCGCGAAAAGCATACTTCAGCGTGTCAAAACTGCGGTATCTGCTCTCATCAAAAGCAAGCCTTCCGTATCTGCTCATATACTGCTCTTGCCAAACAGGATCAGAGCCGTCTACATACGGTAAAACGTAGTCCATCATAAGAAAGTCATATCCGCGCCACCTGCGTAGGCGCTCTCATATATTTTCTTGCCGCCCACCTGTTGCACCCTTGTGGCAGCTGAAAAAGCCATGATGCACGCGATCAGCGGAGCAGGATCATCAGGACTCTTCACTCTATCCGGCAAGCTCACACCGCCCCCGAGGTTCCTCAACTGCATCGTCTTACCGGGAGCATCGAGCACGGGCTGTGATAAGTGATATATTTTCACACCGCCTATCGGAGTCTCGCCCGCCTTGAGCGGAGCACTTGCCGCTATCGCATCAAAAAAGCGGCCCCATCCCGCAGGAAGTTCACCGCCCTCTATCGCTATCCGTTCAACGTTCTTAATCGTGCAGATTTGCTCTGCAAGTCCACACACAGGACAGCCTCGGCCCTGAAAAGCTAAATTTGTCTTGCCCTTTGCCGCCCATGACTCAAACCATTTATAAGCCCATTCCGTCCCGATCTGCCGCTTGATGACCTCAATATGGTAGTTGCCATCCTCACGCATACCGCACGCGGCAATGGTGCACCACCGTCTATCCTGCGAGAGGTCAATCCCGAAGTATATCTCACTCTCGGGAGCTATCTGCGAGTCATCATCCAAGCACGCTTCCCAAGCTCCGTCTGGGAATGGTTGCGGCAAGATCGTCTCAACCTGCTGACACATACACTCTGAACGGAATTTATTTTCCGGGAACGTGGCACGGTTTGACAGGAGAGCACGCTCCGTCAAAAATCCATATCCTAAAGCCGGATTAGCTTGAGCAAGTGCCTCCATGTCATCCGTTGCCGCGCCATCTGGTGCTGACCATTCAAACCAACCAAGTGAGTCAACATCTATGTTCGAGCCAAAGTCGCTCGCTTTTGTTCCGTCAATC